CTCGGTGAAATCTGCAGATTGTTTTTGAAAAATAGGTATTCTAAGCATTAGCGGCCCCCTGCAGACAGATAGTTACTTTTAGTGGTGTAAGGTTCACTTTCAAGTGCTTGTGTACCTACATCCACTGGGGGAGATGCTTGTTGGCTCTCCGGGGTCTCTAACTCCGTTATGACGATGTTAGCATCTACTGATATTTTTTTAAGTCTTACTATGCGAAATTCGGTAAAAGAAACTTCAAAAGTTCCTGCTTCCCCTACTCCCTGATTTCTTGCTGTACTAGTTTTAGTGATGGCTACATTTTCATATACCTCTAAATCAGTTACTAAAGTGACTAATTCTTTCGCCTTCCACAATTGCTTAAATAAATCGTACACATCCTGAACTCTATTAGTAGTTAATTCACCTATCTTTAAACTATAGTTAGATACTAAAAAGGAAGAAGATCCAGATCTTAATTTATTCTCAATATGATCTGATATTGGAGAGCCGTTTTCTACTGGATGATTCGTGACTTCACTATCAAAAGAATGAGACTCAGATAGTTGAAGATCAAACACCAAACTAAAAGAATCGCTTTTAATAGATTTCTCACGCTTTCTACCTCCAAAAAGCATGGCTGGAATTTTCAAGTTTCCACTCATTATATGCCTGCCTCTACTAATATTTTTCTAACTTCTATAGCTACTGCAGAACGGGCTGCTGCTGCCACTGCTGGGGCATTATTGGTATCTGTACCATTTATTGTGATAGGAGAATCTATAGCTATGTTAGTTGTCGAACTGTTAGAAGTTCCTCCTCCTGCACCAATTGAATCAGACGGTGTAGAAGCGGAAACCTCTCCACCAAACCAATCTTTAAACTTAACAAAAAATCCAGCTAATTTATCAATTAAACCTGTTATCCAATTTATGATTGCAGCTAAAGGTCCATTTTGAAGATTAACTAGATAGTCAAAGAAAGTACGGAGATAACCCATCAGGAAATTAAATAAATCAAGTATTTTTTCTAGGGGCCACATTAATGCTTTTATAACAAAACCCCCAAGAACATTAACAACATTCATGATTCCTTTAAAAAGGACACCTACCGCAGTTAATACTGTAAAAAGTATCCTTATGGCCACTACAAAAGGACGAAGTACTAAACCTATCGTATCTATCAAAGGGGGGAGTACATCAGAAGCAAACCGAACAATATCTTCAAAAAGTTTATCTAAATTAGAATTCTTCATAAACTTAACGGAAGCTGCTCCCATCCTAGAGTGATACTGCTTGACTGCTCCACTTAAACCTTTAAAGGCGAACCCAGCCATCTTAGCAGCTGTTCCCCCTGATTTTTCTAACTCAGCATTCAATTGACCTACTGCAGCTGCACTACCTGTGATAACAGGAGCAAGTGCTTGCCATGTTCTTTCGTCTAAACTCGCTAAAAACCCTTTTTTAGATATGGCATCCATATCCTCCATAGCCTTTAAAAATCCATCAATATCATTGATATTACCTGTATTGTCTACAAAATCACCAATTGCAACCCCACCCTCTGCCATGGCCTTTGCCATTTTTTCTGAAGGATTAACTAAATCATTTATAGCATTACGTACCATAGTACCGGCACGCTCACCCCTAACACCATTGTTTGCGAGTACCCCCAACCAAGCACTCAAGTTTTCAACACTGAGACCTGCAAGCTTACCTGCTGGCCCAATCTTAGAAATAGCAGCACCTAACTGAACAATATCAGTATTCGCATTGGCTGCAGTATATGCCATTATGTCATTTATACGTGTTAAATCTTCTACTGCCAAAGCATTTGAAGACATAATATTCGTTGCAATATCAGCAGCAGTGGCTAAATCCATTTCACCTGCTGCTGCTAACTGTAATGTTCCAGGAAGAGCTGCCATTGTTTCTTTTACAGAAAGACCTGCCATTGCTAGAAATTTTTGGGCTTCAGCGGCTTCCTTTACGGTAAAAATACTGGCCTCTCCAGCTGCCATAGCAGAAGCCTGCAATTGATTCATCTCTCTTGCAGATGCTAAAGTTACTTTCTGAACACCTTTCATAGCTGTTTCAAACTCAATAAAGTTCTTAGTAGCTGCTGCAATCGCTTTAATTGCCTTGACTACAACAAAAATAGCTCCCACAATTAAACCTAAAGCTGCTACAGCCCCTAAAGCAAGAGCTGGAACTCCTGCTAGTGCCTGCCCTAAAACAGGTATATTGGCTGCTGCTTTTTTTATACCCTTTCCAAACTGAGCTAATTTAGGATTAAAAAAATTACCCACTTTTTGAATTCCGGAAATCATAGCTTTAAGAAATTTACTGTTACCAGCCATGACTTTAGCTACAATTCCATTCCAGGTTTTACCTATCCATGCTTTTAAGGCTAATAGTTTAGTCTTTACCAGTGGGCCTAATTTAGTTAAACCCACTTTCATTGCCGAAAATATACCAGCCATGTGAGCTTTAAAATTAGTCCATAATTGTTTCCAGCCGGTATTCATTAGATGCATCCAGGAACGGATAGAACTTCTGATTCTTGTTATTAGTAAACCAAATCTATTCATTGGCAACATAATACCTGTGATAGCATCACTCATACCTTTAAACATCCCACCAAAGGGAAGTTTACTCAAAATCTGAAAAGTATTTTTAAACCCATTAAGAAAAACTCGTGATCTATTAAAAGTGGTAATAAAACTGGACATACTCTGAAACCACTGATTAGGAATTCCCTTTTTTAATTGATCCTGAAACCGTTCAAAAGCACTGTCAGCTCCAAACGTTTTCTCTTTGGCTTCATTCATTTTCTTAGAAAAATTATGAACCTTAGAGGTGTCCGCTTTAAACGAAAACTTGGTAATAAATTCTTCAATAACCATTATGACCCCTCTAAGATTTATCCTGCTTAATGGTTTGTAACCCATTCTCAGCAGTTTGGTAATCTTGCTCCATATCTAATAGAGCATTTGCTTTAAAAACATCATCTAAAGACCATTCTGTTTCTATCTGATGTCTGCTTACACTATAATTAGATTCTTTAATTATCCGCCAAACCATCCATTCAGCTTCAAACTCTTTATCTAATGTTCCTACATCACCTAAAGTTTTTAAGTGGCGACCTCGATCTCTACTTCCTCTGGAGAAGTAAGGATTCCCTGCATTAACTCGCCAATATCGCCCTCTAGGTCCCTCACTAAAGGGAACCGGTTGTGCCTCATCACATCGAAAGCTACAATAAATACAGCATCGGGATCCAATCCTGAAAAAGCTGAATTAAAAGAGGCTTCTGAATCTATCTGAAAAGGAGTTTTACCTGCAGGAATTACCTGCACACATGAAAAAAGTTGAAGAAAAAGAATATTCAAATCTTTATCTTCAAGGGTACTTAGAGCAGGACCTAAAGCTGCAAACACTTCTGTTTGTTTATCTGCACTAAATGCTGATCCTATAACTCCAGTGAGTTTTTTCAGGACAGCCATTGCTGTAAGTGGAGACAGAGTTCCAATATGAAACTCTGTCCCCTCTACTATTACTATCTTATTATTTTTAATCATTTCCTTCCTTCCTTCCTTGAATGATTAGTATATTACAGGATATTTGTACCGATATGTACAGTTCCTGGTCCAGTGTCTATTGTCCATTCCCTTGTAACGGCTGAACTTGATATCTCCAGATCCGGAGTTTTCTTAATCCATGCCTGTGGGAAAGTAGCTAAAGTGGTACCATTCAAATCTTTCATAAGAAAAGGTACTTTACCCAAATTAGCCAGTTTATCGGATTCATGAAGTAGCATCAGTGCCTCATTAGCAAAACTTGTACCCAGTAGTGTTAGGGTAATCATTGCATCATATACATTTTTTGCATATCGTTCTACAGAACCATCTGCACCTCTTACTTTTTCAAAGAAATCATCTTCTGTAGCAATTGTCAAAAATGTATCAGGGGCAAACCCTGTTATCAGAATCGGTCCCATGGTGATTATCACCATTTTAGGATCAATCGTTCTTACGATAGGATCAGTCATTATTTGTTTCCTCCCTTATTATACTGACAGTGTACCCTGGATAGCCACTTTCTGAATAGCTCCCTGGTAAGTACTGTTAAACGAAACACCATCAAGGAAACGAGCTGCTCTATCAGCAGGATCTGTGTCTACTCTTTTTGGTATTGTTAAAATTGTATCTTCTGTATTTAAAAGATCCACCTCAGCTTGTGCTAATACACCTCTCATAGCATTCTCTACTAAAGCAATACCCTGATCTGTGAAAGGAACTTTTCTGTTATTCAGCAATGTTGCGAAAACAGCATTCTGCATTTCAGATTCTAACCAATGTGTTCCTCTAATAATATCAATGTATTCACCACCAACCACTTTACCATCCAAAGTAATTGGGACTCCACCAGTTACAACGTATATATTAGCGTTGTTGCCTTTAGCAAAAATCTCCTGACCAGTACCAATTGTAGACGGTGTTATTCCACTCAATGATTTAAAAGCCCAGGTCTGACTCGCTGGATCAAAAGGGAGGGCTTCTCCTATCCATGCCATAAACGAGAACTGTACTTCTGCAGCTGCTACTCCGTTTTTATTCTGAGCCAGTGCATTATAAATTAAGACAGTGTGATCGTAGCCCAAAGCTTTCAACTCTGTAGCTAAATCATCTACCCCAGGTTCATTCCCCTGTGCTGTTCCTAATGTGGATTCCCCTCCATTAAGATATAATGATCCCATTAAATCAGTTCCTGGTCCTGAAGGCACTGAAAACAAGACTACTTCAGAACTATTTCCGGAAGTATCACTTGTGAAAACCATTCTGCTGTCAGAATAAGCTACTGTGATCCCTGTTACACCAGATGCAGTGATTGCAGCTTCTAATGCTGTTGCTACTGCATCCATATCAGCAGGTAAACTTGCAGCTGTTCCAGTTGTCTCATCTCCCCCATCAAAATAAGTGGGTAACGTGAGATCCGTACCAGAAGGTGATCCTGCTACTTCCACTAATACGGAAGAGGTGGCTCCAGTTGTATCACTGGTAAACACAAATCTGCCTGATCCAGAATCATAACCTACAGTTACAGTTTCTAAACCTGTTTCAGCCTGTACTGCAGTTTGTAGTAATGCAGCTATTGCTGCAAAACTATTTGCAGAAGAAAGATCAATAGCAGCTACCGGAACTGCACTTCCACCGTCAAGAGTCACATCAAACTCACCATCAGACACAACTTGAAATGCTGCCATTTTACCTGTTACAGTACCTGTGACCCATAGACCTGCAGTTGCTGCTGCTGACATATTAATTCCGTCAACTTCTACGGCTGCGGCTCCATCTTTAGCTACCATGAACTCGCCATCAGTAACGTCCTGAAAGTTTTCCAGATCACCTAACGCTCCACTGGTAAAGAAACCTGCTGTCAATGCTACCTGGATACCAATGATGGCTTCTTCTGCAGAAGTGTATCCAAATATCTTAACCATTGTTTCTGCCCAACTAGCTACAGCTTTAATATCAGCTGCACTTGAACTTACAATTGTGAATGCATACCAGTTTGTGTAAACTGACTGGATAGCTGCAAGAGCTTCCAACCAATCTGCATCTGTTGCATCTTTTCTTCCTACCATGAATGTTCCAGGGTTAGGATTCTGGCTAAAATAAGCCATGGCTGCTCTGTACTCTTTGTCAGTAGAAGCCCATCCATCCTCGGACATAGCTGTCAGACCTGTGTACAATTGATATCTGCCTCCCCCTAACATGGAGTTATTCAATTTACCGGGGGTAAACTCAGAAATAATTGCACCACTTCCGAAACCTGCCTTAGTAGGATACCGTGTTTCACGGGTAATATTTACCGCTACAATGTCTTTAACTTCAGACATAATAACCTCCTAAATGTTATTTATGGGATCACTAATCATCAGTGATCTCCACATCTCTAATTTCACCATTGTCAGGATTTTCGATACTCCCGGCAATGCTCACATTTTCAACCCAATCTAGGTCTTCTCTTATACTATCATAAAACGAAAAGACCGGAGACACAACACTTTCCTTGTGAACTTTATTATCAATTCTAAAAGGAATAGGTGTTATAGCTGTATCCACTGTCACAAGAGATAATCCTGTGGGGGTCAAAAATTCTGTTACATAAACTGCTTCAAAAGAAGATATGAGTAATCGTAGTAAATCACCATCCCCATTTATTTGCCTTATTTCTACTCTTCCTTCATAAGGTGTCTGCCTCACCAAATAAGAGTTCTCTTCCTCTGGATCATCCGTAATATCTCCAAATGTTACATTACCAATCTTCTGGAGTGTTGTGGGGGTATATCCTATCACAATGTAGGGATCCTCTGTCACTGGAAGAGCGCTACTCGTATCTGAAATATAAATAGAAGCTGTAATTCCCTCTCTGGCGAATACCAATGTGATGAGATCAAAAACGTGAATATATAATTCATTTAATGTCATACGTTTACCTCACGCCAAACCATTACGTATCTAAAGTAACTGAGACTCTCAAAAACACCTTCCTGGCGTCCCCAATCAAGTTCGCTGATACATTCATACCAATTATCATGGTAAAGAACGTGGGTACCCTTTCTAGTCCCCTCTGCAGAAGCAATATTAAGGGTTTCTTCAGAAAAAACAACCATCATCCCAGAAGATTGAAC